CGACCTTACAGTCGGACCCCAGGCACGGTTACAGAACCGTGGTCCAACCTCGGATTGGCACTTGCCGCCGAGATACGGCCCTGTTGGGAACGTTACTGCGAGCAGACCTTTCGAGTGAAAGGACTGATTCTAGTACGGGGTTCCACCCCCATATAGAAGACTTGTCTTCTATATCTAGAACTCGAGTCACCCTAGTCGAGAACCACTGATGATCGGGACGCCAATCGGCATCCCGCCACACGTGGAACTCATTAAGGCAGTACTCCGCAATACCACCATGGTCAGGATTGTTGGTTAAACCCAACTTTCCAAAGCCTTGATGATAATGCTGTTTACTGATGTGATCGAACACTGTAACGGCAGACTCCTCGAACCCTGACATGCGTAAACGCATGCCAAGGTCCGAAAGAGCCTGTAGGCTCCTTAATGATTCGGTATCAGTACCAAGTCTCCATCGAACCGGCGTAACGTCGATGCCTTTATAGGCATCGACACCGCATGATTCTCTGAAGGCTCCGCGATAGAAGCTTTTGCTTCTGTTTACGCGTAGACCAAATGATTCGAGATCGTCAATGACTTTCTCGGCACATTCAGTAGGTACTATGATATCATCACCGAATACATAAACGTCATCGGGTTGATGAAACCCTTGACGACGCATGGATGCACAGCAGATGGCCCAGAATACTAAACTCTGGACAGGAAACGTTGTTGCGTTCCCCATTGGAGCGTAGCAATGTAAATCATCCTCAACCAGAATGCCGGTCGAAGATTTATAACAATATTTCTGAGCCCGACAACAACCGAAGTACTTATAATGCTCCCCAAAAAGGAGTTGAACAAGTACTTCACTAATGCGATCAGACGCTTCTTTCATGTCAATCGTCGCATACTTGCGACTAAGAGATGAGTTAAGCGCGTGAGTCCCATTGACGGATTGATCATCGAAGTGTACGTGTCCTTTCGGACCCGGATACTGAGATGACCCAGAGCGAGAAATAACTCGCTCTAGTTCGATACGCAGACCCTGTTGAATCCAAATGGCTTCAGCAGGATGAACACATATAAGGCGAGGCCCACCGCTATCCTTAGGGACGGCGATAAGTTTAGCTGTTATGTGCTCGTCAGTGATATCCTTAAACTGTTCTAACTGCTCTCTATTTTGATATAGAGAGAAGTAGTCGGAATATGGATAGATATACTCAATAGCATCGTACCATTTGCGCCACGCTCCTATTTTAGGAGTAGTAGACGCACCTGGTCCATGAAAAGGACGAATGTCCTTTCCATCGAAGCGTTTGAGTGTATGTCGAATATAACATCTAACAAGACCAAGAAGAGGATTATCAGAAAACCTGATAAACCACCCTTGGTTCTCATTATTTGTTTGAGCGAACGTTTTAAAGCTCGCCTCCGTGGTAGTTTGGTCATGCTGTACAAGTGCCTTCTTAGCAAACAGAAGAAGCTGCCGTAACAGACGTAGTTTTATGGGATCCACAAAGGACCCCACTACAAGTCTGTGCAGCTGTACTGGAAACATATCTAGATCAGGCAATGCCCGATTTTCGATACATTCAAGTACATGCTTCTCTAGCTTAGGAGCATCGTTAATGATCCATGGCAAGTCATAATCCATCCCTCGTATTTCAGAGAGTTGTGATAAACGACTTACATCTGCTAGCAGGCTACGATATGTTGTTTTTAATAACTTCATGTCTATGGTATACCATCAGCCAGTCTGATATTTTAGTTGACCCTCTGTAGGGTTGACAACTATCACTTCCAACGACGGCCTGAATAATAAGAATTACTTCTCGTTATTAAGGACGTTCGCGATGAAGTTCGCGTCGGCGACAAGGGCTTTAAACGTAGTCGTCACATCAGTGACGTCCGCGCTAACGGCCGTGCCAGGTACTTGAAACGTAAACTGAGCGATCGTTTTGATCGACTGCAGATTAGCATCAAGTGTCCAACGCTGGATCTGCGCAGTGAAACGAGTTCCGGAGATTTTAGTCTCCGAATCCACGTAACTCTGTGAGCGGATCGTCATCACGTCAGGGATATTAATACCCCGAGCGGTTGAACGTCGTTCTGAACCGTCCTTCTCATCGAAGGACTTCTTGAACACGATAGTATTGAATGTCAGATCGGCATTCATGATGGTATGTTATTATGCTGGTTTTACTGGCATTTAACGATTCGCGCCCAATTTTTGGGCGATCAGGGCGGCTGTAACACCAGCCTGACTCTTTCCGAACCGCACCTTCCACTCTGGGAATAAAACCCTCGGCGAAAGGACGGATCTCTCGTAGTGCTTATACTTAAGAACTGCAGCAGACGGAATCGACACTAGTGTAGCATTTCCCGAACAGGGAGTGCGCCACTCGAGTTTTCCCGTTGTCTGCACGTAATAACCGAACGACTTAGTAAGACTAACCACTTCATAAGGCTCATGCCCCAAAAGTGTATCAATCTCTCTAAGAGGCCCTCTCATATCGACGAACCAGTCTGCAATAAAAGAAAACTTAGTTTTCTCCCATGCAAACGAAGCCGGCGAGCTGGAGAAGTGATTCATCATGACTGCGAGCTTGTTAAAGGCTTCAGTCTGATATTTCACCTTAGGCTTTACGACTAATACATATCTAATAAGAGGCTTACCAAGAACAAGACCCGAATAGGTATTGTTCCAAACTAAACCGCCATTAGAATACCTTAGATCGTTGACAGGATTAAAGGAGGCAACGCATTCAAATGTCTGCGAAAACCTGCTCAAATCTTGTCTTTTCCATCGTTCATAACGCTTAGCCATATCAGGTGCTGCATCAATGCAGGTCTGAATGTCGGAAATTAAGGGAGAAATCCCAAACTTCCATGCTAAGAAGTTGCTTGACGAATACTTCAGATACTTCCGAATCTGTTGCCAGTTGCTTTTGAGATTATCCATTTTAAGGACAATCCCTTTAAGAGCTGGCCAGATCTGGTTAGACTCTGCTATATTCAACAAGACATCGGCTTTAAGGCCTTTGGCTTGGTCAAACAGGTTGTTAATCGCTACTGAATCGGAAACGACCGGGCTAGATATAGTCCACCACTTAGGATAACCAGTCATCGCCTGACTAACGTCAAACGACAACGCATCCTGAGCGACCTTATTAACATAATACCTCACCTCATGGTGACGTAGTTCTGTACGGCCGCTCCCACCAGCAGTAGGATCATACGTGTCAATGACACGATCCGTGTTGATGGCAGCATTCGGCACTGGTTTCATGACAACTTGGTCAAGCTCTGTAGCTGCCAAGTAGTCAATAGACCTATGCTTCACTCCGTTAGACTTACCAATAGTGGGATACTCATTCATCCGTTCCTCAAGGTATGAAACCTTGACGGCTGGATAAGTTTGAGGCCCAATAGTGTTATCGACGACGGCTCCTAGACATCGGTATTCAACTGCCTTTGTTAAGGAAGAAGTAGGACCGACCTGTGGATACTGTTTTAGGTTGACTAACCTGTATTTCGTTTTCATAAACAAATCCCTACG